TTTCAATATATCCTGTAGCCCAAACCAATCTATGTTTGCTTCTTTTGAAAAATGAGGGCTGGACTCACGTTGCGGTAATCTCGATGGCATGGATGGACATAATAGTATTGCACATTCGCATATAACAGCTGCTTCAAGATACATTTTTTGTGTGCCTGTAAGTTCACTATAATTTGGTATTATCTCTATAATATTCGCTTCTGCAACATTTATAATGTCGGGTTGTTGGATGGCAGAGTCAGACAAATAAGAAGATGGCACACCTAACTTATCTCTGACTCTTTGCTCCCATCCAGAAGTAACTAAAATTAAATTTGCCATAGGGTCATCCCCCATTTCTAATCAATTTCAAGTATCTTGTTAGCTTCATTAAACATTTTTGCAAATCCAGCAGTTTCTGATATTGTTAATACCTGAGTCTGATTGGTAATAAATTTATCAGCTTCCTGAATATCAGAACCAGCTTCAACAACCTTTTCAATGCAATAACGTCTGTCTATTCCATATAATGCAACATGAGCGTTAATTTTCTCAACACTCGGGCTATAAAGCAACGTAACATTTGTCCACAATTGCTGTGGTAGTTCTACCTTTGCAGTAATAGCCATACCTTTGAGCAGGAAATCCATCATCTGAGTTGCATCGCTCGGGTAGATAATATTCAATATCTGCAATAGTCCGTCCTCGCTTGCTACAACAGTATTACACTGATAAGGATAGAACCGTAAAAGAAATCTTATCCATGCTGCTTTTGAAAGTGTACCAGATGTTGCTGTAGAATCAAGGTCAGTTTTCGCTTTCAACACAGTAGCAGCAGTATCTGAATTACCGTCTCCGTTCTGAATAATGTCGAGAACGTCTACAACCTCATCCTGTGCTGCTTGTTCTCCAATTCTTCTTATATGAACCGCAAGAAGGTCAATTCTCATTCTTCTAATCACTTCATATGAAGCCTCAATAGCACGACCATACTTCCATATTTTTATAGCATTCTCTCTGGTTTTAAGCCTCGACTTCGGCAATTCTGACGCTTCGGTAACTCTTACCTTTTTAGCAGCCTTTTTGTTTGCGTCGCTGTCATCACAATAAATGTTCCTATATGCATTACTGTCAATAGTAGTAGTTGTTGCCAGTAAATATTGCAGGATACTCATTTGTGTGAGTGACTCTCTTAATTGCGTTGCAATAAATTCAGGGAAAAGTACCTTACTTTCATCAGTCCTGTAAAAAGCTTCAACCTTTGAAGCAATTATCCCTTTTTCTGGAATAGACTGCGTTACTATGCCATATTCTTTCAATTGATTTTCGAAAGCTGTTAGTTTGCTACCTTCAGGTGCTGGAGCGAGTTGTTCAAGTAACTGTGAAAGAGTCATTTCATTTTCGCTCGCCTGATTGTATAAATCTCTTGTTAACACAAATTTTGACATCAATATTCACATCCTTTCTTAAAATTAAAATTTAATGAATCATCCAATCTGTTGGACGATTTTGTTTCTTACCCTGTTTCTCCCTTACATTCGGCAGGGCATCCGCCTATGAACTTCTGGCTTTCGCCAAGGTTAGGGAGCCGCCTGCTACTTATCCAATGAATACCATTACAGTGTTATCAGTGCTATCAGCTGACATTGCATAAGCTGATCCAACGTTGCCTGAAGCAACTGCACTTACTAAACCGCTACCATTAACACATAAAAACTTGCCTGCCGTAGCCAAGCTGCCTGAAACTCCATAAGCAGTCCTAAACCCCTTATATTGTACAGTCATATATCCGTCATCTTCGTATTTATTAATTATGCCTCTTAACGGATCGCCAGCACTACCATATCCCATTTGTCCATTGCCTGTTACAGTTACGGCTTTGCCTTCGACGGCAGTCACTCCGCTTACCAGTGCTACAGAACTTACACTTCCATTTGCCTGAACGGTGACGTATGCAGCACCTATACCTTCAAAATCAATACCACGTGTTGACATATCATTCAACTCCTTTCTAATTTTTGAAATTAAACATTAAATTATACTTTTTATTTCACTTTAAAAGCATCGTCAGGAATTGTTGACGCTATCTTCTGCTGGTCTAATCCTGCAGCAGGGTCAGTTTGCCTACCTGACGGTATTGCGGCCTTAGCTTGTGCCTCCCATGTCTTTTTAATGTCTATTACCGATTGTGTAGACATATTCGCAAACATATCTTTCCATGTATCAACTGGAAAATCGTTGCCCATTGCTCTTATACCCCACGAGACTGCATCTTCAATCGTTTGTTTATGATAATCAATGCCTTCTTTCGCAAAACGTAAGACTTCCTCTGGAGTATATTCTTTCCCAAGTTTTTCTATTACTTGGTCTTTCGTCATAAATATTTCTGTCTGTTCAACTGTCTGTTCAACTGTCTGATTTCCATCCATTGGGCTTTCACCACCTTTCGCAACTAATATATTATTATTTGAAAAAGCGTATATCTTTTTATGTTCTGTATTTTTAGCAAACAATAGAACACCGCCTTTATTACTATACGTTCCATATAACCTTGAATTCAATGGAATCTGTTTAAAATCTTCAGATACATTTGTAAACACGCTATAATCGTTTTCAAAATAATCATTAATTACGCTGAGATTTGACCCAGCCTCAGGATATGCTCCGTCAAAAACAGCAGATTCTTCCATTAAATAACCAGGCGGGCTTGCTATCACATAGCACATTTTTGTATTACCCGTATCATCGTTTGCGTATTCCACTCCAGGGATATGCTTGCATTTTGAATAATCACGTATATCATGTCCACATATAGAGCATAAAAACTTATCTGCACCCCAACCTATTGATGTATCAAACAGTACCCCAGTTTCAATATCTGATATTATTGCGTCAGTGCTTATACCATCTTTTGATTGCCCTCGAACAATATAAGCAGATCCATTTAATGACACCGTTTCACCATCGACAATATTATCGTTACTTAACCAACCCTCGAATACTCTGCCATATGGTAAAGCAGGCTTCGGTCTACTTAAACCAGCCCATGGATGATCGAGCATGAATGCTACACCATTATTTGCATCAATAGCAAATTTTTCCAATAATTGTTTTGACAATTGAATACAACGGTTTGGTATAATCATATCGCCAGCCATTTTGTGCGTATAAATGAAAACTTCGTCTTTTGTCAGAGGCCTTTTTGATATACGGTTTATTTTTTCAATTTGTTCAATATTAGGTTCGCCAAATTTATAAACTAACTCACTATCAAAAGCTTTGCTATCTCCTTCTTCATTGTCTTGAAATCTTGCCATTTGGCGTTCAGCTACTCGCCTTACAGCAGATTTGTCATTTTCTGGTATATTACTGTTTTCAATTCTCGCAAGTGCATTTTGAACAGCATTATGCACTACATGAGGTTCATCATTTTCGATTCGGCAATATGGGAATTTTAACTGTCCAAAATTATCCAATTCTCCCGTTTCATGCCAGAAGTAAACTTTTTTAAGTTTACCCCAATCAATTTTATCTTTGTCACCACTTCCATCGCTGGATGCCCATTTTCTTAGCCCTGGTTCTGCTGCACTTGCATCCCAACTTCTATTTGGGGATAATGGAAAATCATGATAAGGTTCTGCTGGCATTATAAATCACCTTCCTTTAATTTACATTTTTCGAGTACCATTTCTGGGTATCTTATATTTATATATTCACATGATTGCATAATATGGCATTTTTTACAATATATTCCACTTAAACCATCATATAAGTGTCCGCATTCTTGACAAGTTTTAATTATTAAATTTGGGAATACTTTGTAATATTGCCCACGGACATTAATTACTTCTTTCATTCTTATCTCTCCTAAACAAATCAATAACTTTTTTAGTCATATCGTCTTGTTCAATTTTAGGCTGTTTAGTTGTGTTATTTACAATGTCATTAGAAATACTCCCAAAGCTTAACCGTGCTGTGTCAAGAGGCGGTTCGCCAGTTGCATTCTCAACCCCCATAATTTCTCTTGCAGCCGTATCGTTATCAATCCATCCCATCAATACAGCTATAGCATAAAACTTCTGTTTTAGCAAGTTGACTTCTGTACGTTGTTCCTCAGAATTCCAATCGATAGTGTTATGTTTAAACACAGGGATCGCTTGAACGCCATTAACTCTACACCATAACCTTGCGATTTCTTCTATGAGTCTTTTGCTACCTCGCTGGCAAGACGCAATACCTGAACAAAAGATACGGAATTGGACTGTACCCCAAGATTCTGTCACACCCTGATTTCTGTTCATAAATACAGCCATTTGTTTTGTGCCTGATAACGTCTGGACATCAAGTAATTCATTAACTGCTCTTACATCAAGACTTCTTGCAGCATTTGCTCCTGAATTCATGTTGACTCTTACATTGTTGAAATGTATATAATCATCATCGGGGTTAAGGTTTTGGAATAGTTTTTCTATCCAAGCCCATTCATCTTCCAAGTATTGTCTTAATTTTTCAGGATTGTTTTTTATATGTGAAGGTACTATTGTTAAAATTTTGTCTAAATCAATTTCTATATCATTTCGAGGATAACCCTGATGGTGTAAAACTGCTTGCATATCCTGAAGTATTTGCATTTGGAAGTCGATTGCTTGTAAAACTGGCGATAATATCAACGTACCGCATGGATTACCAATATCTGGATCGGTTGGTATCCAAAAGAAGTTTGCATTTTGCGGATCAAGATAAACTTTCTTGCCAATTTGCCATTGAAACGGTTTCCAT